AATATAGATTATACCGTACTTTTCATCAAATTTATATTTTTATAATTTCGTGAACACAGCCACATCGGACCCGTGTCAAGCAAAATTACTTGACATTAACCAACCAAATATGTTACGTTCAACATGATAACACTATCAAAATAAAATAAGAAAGGAAAATCAAAACCATGAATATTACGCAGGCACACGAACTAATAAACCTTATCAATTCCGAAATGTTTGGTAATACAGCATTAACAAGTAATGATTATCGGGGTATAATTCAGCTTGGTACAACTGTGTTATCATCAGACACAAACAAAGAAAAATTTCTAGGACTCGTTGACCGTATTGCAGAAACACGTCTAAGAACACTTGATTTAGAACTTGAATTTCCACAGCTACTTAGAACATCATATGAAATGGGTTGCATACTTCAGAAAATCAACATCCAACCATTCAGCGCAAAACCGCAGAACGCTTGGAAAGTTGGTGATAACGATTTCCAACCGTCACTTTACAACATAGATAAACCGGTTGTATCGAGCAAATTCTTTACAAATGCGTCAAGTTTTGAGTTCGACGTCACAATTCCTGACGAAATGTTAAAGGGTGCGTTTACATCCGTTGAAGCGTTCGGCGCATTTATTGACGGTATTATGTCGGCACTCGCAGATAGTATGACAATAGCGTTAAACAATTTAGCATACGCATGTATTTGTAATTTCATTGCTGAAAAGGCAAAGGCAAATAATGGTGTTGTAAATGTGCTATTAGCATATAACGAACAGACAAATCACAATTATACATCAATTGCAGATGCAAAAACAGATAAAGAATTTTACAGATACACAAACATGATTATCAATAATATTATTGATTACATGCGTAAACCATCAAAATTATATAATGTCGGTGGACTCGTAAGAGCAACCGCACGTGACAACATGCATGTGCTTATATCATCCGATTATTGGAACGGCTCCAAAATGTATCTAAGTGCTGATACTTTTCATGACACAATGGTAAAGATTGATGGCTTTAAGACATTCACAACATTACAGGCAACAGGAACATCAATTCCGGACATCACACACAACACACAGATTAACGTCATTCCGGCGTCAAACGCTAGCAATAACAACACAGCTATCGAATTATCCGGAATTATTGCAGTAATTGCAGACCGTGAATCAATGGGTATTGGATATAATGATAGATTTAGTGCTGTCGACAGAAACAACCGTGACCGTTACACCAACTACACCGAGGGCGCAACACTCACTTACTATAATGATTTAGATGAAAACGGTGTAATTATCATTGCAAACAATGTTGGACTTTCAGTCGATAAATCATCACTAACATTTGCTAATTCAGCTGCTGACACACAGACAATCACAGCAACAACAACACCTAGCGGTGAAACTGTAACTTGGAAATCGTCAAAAACGAGTGTCGCAACCGTATCAAATGGAGTTGTCACACCGGTTGGAACCGGAACATGCACCATCACAGCAACATCCGTTATTGGCGGTATCACATTCACACAGACAACAACCGTTACCGTTGGTTAATGGTTTAAAAACACGTGGAACATTCGCACAACGTGAATGTTTCACGTGAAACATTATGGAGTAATGAAAATGGTTTGTAAATTATATGACAATAAATCAAAATCAAATGTAATACATAAGGATATAACGCAAGTGGGAAACGATAAAACGGTTATTTTAAAATACGAAACCGATATAATAAATCCCACTATTTATTTATCTGTCGACTCAAACAGCCTTAAATTTAATTATGTATATTTGGAAGATTTGCGCCGTTATTATTATGTCACCGGAATTACAACATCACATGAAAGAATTATAGTCGAACTTGCTGTTGATGTTTTAATGTCATTTGCAAACGAAATTATGCTAAATGATTGTATATTGGAACGACAAGAAAATGTATACAATATTTATCAACATGATGATGAGGTGCCACAACTTATGTATGATGATGTATACACCATAGGCGCGCCAAATGATTTAATTGACACTAACAACACCACTTTTATTTTAGCAACAGCCGGAGGTTAATATTTATGAGCGAATCACACCCACAATCAATATCAACAGATGCATATTATACACTATTATCTAGTGGCATGCCGACAGCATCGGGAAACATACCGGTAACCGAAACAACATTCCATAGTGAAAGTGGTTCCAATTGGCAAGGCGCAAGCTCTTTAAATGGCGCAATATGTGGTATTGGTGATTTAACACATAGTCAAATACTATTTAAATTTTCAAAAACAATAACAGGATATACAAATAACAATCTAGGTACAACAACACTTGATATTGCCGGTGTTGGTGTATCATATCATGATAATGAGGTACATTTATGTCCTGTTGCTCCCGATGGAACACTAATGACGGCATATGAGGGAACCGCGCTTGATTTAACACCTAGTTATTGTTCTTTAGCCGCCGCAACAATAGGCAAATTATACCTATGTGTAACATATCTCGAACAACTTGGTGGATATTGTCCTTATTTGGGGATGGGTGTTGAGGTTGACCAAATAAACCACCCTCTACAATACACAAAAGACACTTACACATTTTCACAGGGATATTTTAACTTAGTGGGAAATGATATATTTGAATATGGATTATTTGGCAAATATTGGAATGATAAAGAAGTTGCACCACAAAATGATGAGGGCGGTGGCGGTGGTGGTTTCAATCCAACCGACGAACAATTGACAATGCCGTCATTACCAACCGACGGTGCAATATCAACACATCTTGTTAGTGTATATAATTGTACTGCATCCGAATTACAATCATTTTCACAATATTTATGGAGCAATTCATTTTTTGACAATATTCTAAAAAATTTCTCATCACCACTTGAAAATATCGTTACATGCCACACATTGCCGATTGATTCACGACTCATTGCGTCACACGCCGAAAATATAGCAGTTGGAAATTTATCAAGTGGTGTTTCATCACATAGGGTTAATGACAATCAACAATATATCGAACTTGATTTTGGCAAAATCAACATTGCGCATATGTATAATTCATTTGCGGATTTAGACACACGCGTTACATTATTTTTACCATATGCCGGATATACTGAAATTGATGTGAGCGATTGCATGGGTAATAAATCGGCGTCAGGTTGGCTACACATTACATATAGATTGGATATATTAACCGGTGATTTTATCGCAGTCGTTGAAGCCGATTCACCATTATCAAAACATTGGGATGTTGGTTATCATATTATAGAACAAAAAAGTGGAAATATGGCGTCACCGATACCAATAAGCGCAACAAATTACATGAGTGTGTTTACAAGTGCGATTGGTGCGGTTGGACAGTTTGCAAGTAGTAACATACTTGGTGGGGTTAGTACGTTGATGCAGACAAAACCGCAATATGGCAAAACCGGAAATATTGGCGGTAATGTCGGGCGGTTAGGATATACAAAACCATATGTAATTTTACATCGCCCTGTATATAAGACACCTGATACATTTAATCACAAATGCGGTGTCATATCAAATATTTATTGTAATTTAAATGATTCTAATGTTACCGGTTTTATTAAAGTGAAAAAAGATACATTTAAAGGTGCAAATATACCATGCACGCAAACCGAATTGGAAATGATAAAAGATTTAATGGAAAGTGGGGTTGTTACAAATGAACCATAAAGAAGTAAAAAGACGACTCAAAACGATGTATGACGGACAGAAAACGGAAAATAATTATTGGTTTTGGTTTTGGAAATTATATAATATTGTTTCGGATGTTTTCGAGTATTTCAACATACCACAGGGAACAAATAAAAAATCAATTACAGACAATTTAATTTTACTTGGTTATTGCTCTTTTATTAAACTTAAAGATGGGACTATATTTACACCATTTTCGCATATTTTTGATTATGACAAATACTATCAACCGCGCAAAATGGTATATGCAAACCCCCGAATTACCGATTATAAAACATATAAAATCGGTGAAAACTGTGAGGTAGTTTACAATACAACGAATGAATTTAGATGTTGGAATTTAAAGACAGATACAGGATTTTTTACTTTTATATCTAAATACGCGCGCATGCTTGCCGATTTAGAAAGTACCATATCTATTTATACTATAAATAATAGGTCAACAAGCTATCCGGTTGCGGATGATATGAGCATTGCAGAATCAATCAAAGCATTTTTCGATAAATTGGCAATAGGGGAACGCGCCGTTATATCAGATAATTCAATCATCGAACAATTTCGAACTGTTGAAATGGGAAAGGCAAACTTAAAAGATGGAATCAACGATTGGTTAATTGCACGTGATAAAGTGCTTGAAATGTTTTTCCGTGATATCGGCGTTAGAATGTATAATCCAAAAAAAGCACAAGTAACAGAGGATGAAATCGAGGTAAATAATCAACTATTAGTAATATCAATAGATGATTGTTTGAAAGCGCAAAACGAGGGTTTCGAACGTGTTAATGATATGTTTGGTACTAAGTTAAAAGCGCGAATAAATCCTAAATATTCGGTTGAAAAAACGAATGTTTCACGTGAAACATCTGAAAAAAAAGGTGGTGGCGAAAATGTATAAAATCGGTGAATATTTAGATGAATTTGAAACTTTGACACCAACCATTTCAGCACTTGACAATGAAGATTGGTGGAAAGCTGCAAAACCTCAAATAAATGATTTAATATGGATGTATTATTATGACCGCGAATTGATAGGTGGAAACCGTTTTCAATCCGATGATGAAACACATAATTATAATAATATAATGAAAACTTTCGAAATATATTTAAAGCAAAACAACCGCCGTTTTAATCGTATATTTAACGCATTTATTGCCGATTTCAATCCATTGTGGAACGTTGACGGTGTAACCGGAACCGTACACGAGGGAAGTAAACGCGGTAATGATGAGTTACAAAATAGGGGTAATGATAAAATCACAAATAGTGGTACAGATACTAACACCAAAAGCGGAAATGAAACACACACAGGAAGTGGATTTGATAAACTTATACACAATTATGATTCATATAATAACCGCACCGGAAATCAGGAAACGGAACTTGAGGGTATTTCAACAGATGAAACATTAAAGACAACATTTGATGATTCTACTTATAATGGTGTTGAAAAAAACACTCATGACATGGGCAATCGAAAAGATACTATCAATTATAATGATGTTAAAGATATTCACTATGGTGAAGATTACGATAAGAATGAACTTGGTAGCACCTTAACCGATACATATAATGACGTAAAAGATGAATTTGAGCATGGTAAAATTGAAACTACTGATTACAATTCTAACCATAAAACCGTGTATAATTCGGATGATAAATTCGTTGAAATGGTAATAAGGCAAGGAAACATAGGCGTGACACGTAGTGACGAACTAATTACACACGCAATCGAGCTTTTTAATTCAACACTATATGATTTTTATAAAATGATAGTGCGTGAACTTGTAAATCTTGTAACATATCGAGTTTATTAAAGGGTGGTGATAATATGCAAGCATCTATTGACTTTGACGGAACTTTAACGGGGAGCATCGCGGGCGGTGGCGGTGGTGGTTCGGATGTTTCAATAACACCGACATATAATCAAGGAACTAAGATTGCGGATTATTCCATTGACGGAAACGAGGGGGCAATTTATGCGCCCGAAATAGTTATAAATAAATATATAAATGATGGTGTTAAAATCTGCGAAATTAACGGTGTTGAAATATTTACACCATCATGTAGTTATATCAACACTTTGAGTGATGTAAACGTAGAACAAATAGGGGGATTTTCACAGGGCGCAAATGTTACCCCCGTAAACGTGAAAAGGGTGTCATATACTAATGACGTTAGCAACGGGGAAAAAATCGGAACTTTGGCTGTTGGTGATACTTCATATAATGTATATCAAAAGCAAAGTTCTAATATAAATTATTCACTTAATGAACAAGACACGGGGTTACTATGGTATGATGGAAGACACATCTATCAAAAGACTTTTGAAATTTCCATAACTTCAGCACTTGTTAGTGTATCAGTAACCGATATTGATATTGATATAATATTATCGGTTGAAGGTGTTAGCGTTGGTACAGGGTATCAGATATGTATACCTTATTATGAAACCCTAAATTACTATCAATTTATTCAGTATGATAAGGGAAATAATAACATACAAGTGGCTTCTGGTAATAATGTAGCATCATATTATGATAATACATATGTTACTATTAGATATGTAAAGGCGGTGGCATAATGGAAAATATCGTAAATCTTATAGTAAATAATGGCGTTGCAATTGTTGTAGTTGGTTATTTCCTATTTACAAATTATAAATTCAATGAAAATCTTATTAAAACTCTTACAGAAATAACCGTGACATTAAAGGATATACAGGATGATTTAAGGGAAGGGCGAACAAATGAAAACAAGTGATAAAGGAAAAGAACTAATCAAATCATTTGAGGGATGTAAGTATAGACCATATAAACTTAGCGGCGAGATGTATTACACGGTTGGATATGGACACACCGGAACGGATGTAAAAGCCGGATATATTTATAGTAGAGAACAAATAGACAAATGGTTTGATGCCGATATTGAAAAATTTGAAAAACTTGTTGAAAAATACAATGATGAATATAATTGGAACCAAAACGAATTTGACGCGCTTGTTAGTTTTGCATATAACACCGGCTCCATTGATTATTTAACAGCACGTGGAACACGAAACCGTGATGAAATAAAGGGTGTTTGGTTAATGTATTGTCATGATGCAACCGGTAACAAGTTAGATGGTTTAATCAGGCGTAGAAAACAGGAATTAGCACTATTTGCAACACCGGTTGGTGATATATTAGAATCAAGTATCGAGGTGATACCACATGAGTAATTATGTAAAGCGTGAGTTCATATCTAAAATACAGGGAAATTATATCTTAATCGTCGGACAGCGTTCAAATGGAAAAAGTTTCGCCGTTAAAGAGGACATAATAAAACGATGTATTGAAAACAATGAACAATTCGCATATATCAGACGATACAAGGAAGATTGCAAACAATACATGATTCAAGAGTATTTTTCTGACATTATTTGTGATTCAAAAGGTGTTAATCATTTGGAAAAATGGAGTAAAGGGAAATACAACACAATCACGGTTTCACAGCAAACAATTTATCTAGCTTTTATTGATGATAATGAAAAAATTACACGCGGTCAAAAACTCGGTAGAATGTTCGGTTTATCATGGGCAACGCATTATAAGTCATTATCATTTCCGGAAATTACAACCGGAGTATTTGAAGAATTCATTACCGATGGTGCCTATTTATCAGATAATGAACCTAGAATGTTTATGCAGCTTGTTTCAACCATTTTTCGAGAAAAACAAGCAAGAATATATATGGTTGGTAATACGGTGTCACGAATCAATCCATATGTTAACGAATGGGGTTTAAAGGGTATAAATAAACAAAAAATAGGTACTGTTGACTATTATAAACAACCATATACCGATGAAAACGGAAACACAAAAGACGTTGTTATAGCCGTGTATCTGACACATACTACACTATTTAATAGTGGGATGTTTTTTGGAAATGTCGCAAAATCGATAGTTGGCGGAATGTGGGAAAGTGACGAACACCCCCATTTAATCGGTAGTATAAACGATTATAATATATTATATGAATTGGTTTTCCGATATGATAATAATATGTTTTTGATGCGATTCATACAAGATAAAAAGCACACTTGTAATTGTATGTGGTTTGTGTCACCAAAAACAAGTGATTATATCCAAAAAAATTCAAGAATAGTTTCGAACAAATTTATAAATTCGCCGTTTGCAACAATTGACTTTGTACCACTTTCAAAAAAAGAAAAAATAATTTTTGATTATATCGACAATGGGAAAGTTGTTTTTTCGGATAATTTGACCGGTACGGAATTTTATCAATGTTATGAAAATCTATAAAATAAAACACCGAATGTTTCACGTGAAACATCCGGTGTTATTTTTATTTATCGTCGTTGTCATTTATTTGAATGTAATAAAAGATACATGCTGTGATAAGCATAAAGCCGTAAAATATAATTTGTTCAATTGTCATATCACTCACCCACCACCTTAATATATTTAACATATTTTTTATCTATCCTTTTGAATTCAACATGATTTAGAATTGTTGTGTTGTGTTCGATTGCTAAAACAAATTGATATTGTGTTGTCATGATTGACATTACATTGTTAAATTCAACATGACAGCCACACTTGTCATTATAAATAACACGCACTTTCATTTCTTTTCTTCCTTTCTAAAATTCTCCAATATAATCCTCATACGATGCAATAAGTCGTAAAAATTCGGGTGTCTGTCCTATGGTAAAAGTTGTTGGTTGTAATATGATAGCATGTCGTTGATTGCATTTATAGCGGTTTCCGTCAATGTCTGTATATTCAAAATTTGGCTGTTCGTCGTTATAATAACGTATCAACTTTTGTGTTGCTTCATATGGCAAAACGGTTCCGTTTTCAAAATTACAAAAACATAAATGTTTAACCGCTTTTTTTCGCACACCGGACATTGTAAGATGTTTAACGCCTTTATAATCCATATACATGTATTTTTTACTCCCGAGTGTTTTAAAAAATTTATAGTTGCCCTTTTCTGTTTCGTTTTCGAAATATCCAATTGGGTGTGATACACCTTTTATATCTTTTGGTTTATATAAATCGATGTCTAAATTGTTTCTTGATGCACTTTCAATAATACGTTGTTCAACCTCTTTGTTGTATTCCCCAACCACCTTGTAAACCATGTCGCCTTTTCCCTTTATAGAATCGGTGTCATAATAGATGGTGTCAAAATCTAATTTTATTATGTTTTTAAACAAATTATAACGTGCAATTGCAGTCACCCAAACACCCGTTGCCATTGGGAAGAACAGCGTTGAAAATGATGTTTTCATATCATCTAATTTTTTTTGTATGAAATCATCCGTTGGTTCCTGTATATCCCACATTTTTTCATCTTTTGATTCGTCAAACATTGGATTGAATGAAATTCCGGTGCGTAATATGTTAAATGCAGACATTCCGAAGCATGCGTTTATTTCCTCTTTTTGTTTCTGATAAAATTCCTCCATGCCCTCGACACCCTTTAATGTTGTTTTATCTGAATATCTTTGAATAATAAAGCGTATTACTTCAGGTTCCAAATAATCTTTATATGACGCCCAAATATGAATATATTCAATTTTATCAATATTATAGCAAGTTTCTATCATTTCTAAATCATAATCAGTGAGTATCATTTCAAATGTACCTTTTATACTGTGTAAACGCCCATTGTCTACAACATCATCACCATCAATGTTTATCATTTTATAGTGTGGTATATAATGATTGTAAAATTTTGATTTTAAATTAGTGAATTTAACATGATATAAAATCGCGTGGCTGTCCGTTTCTTTATATTTTTGCGCTAATTCATACGTAACAGACCTAAAAGGTTTCATCGGTAATTTAAAACAAGTCATAACATATGGGTAGCTTGACGAAAAATCAAATGACCACACATTACGCATCAATTTATTGATGTATAAAATATTACCGTGTGATATGCCACCACTAAATGCAGCTAGTAACGCTTGATATATTCGTAGTGGTGGCGTTTTTTCTTGTTGTTTTTTTACATACCAAAAGCCACATTCTTTTTGTAGTGATTTTCTGACACATCCGGTTTGTGTTAGTGGTATTGATTTAATGTGCTTATATGTTGCGCGAAAATATTCAATAACATCATTTAGTGTCTTTACATCCATATAGCCATAATATAAGACATTATGTGGTAATTTCGACACCGGCGAATATGGAATATTATAATCTAATTCGCCAACCGCTTTTTTTATGTCGGTGTATTTTTCTGCTGATTTTTCAAGTGATAAATTAGTGAGCATATAAGAGCATCTAAAAACTATGTTTAATTCATCAATCTTGTATTGAATCGGCTGTCTTTTCTGTCGCGCGCATAAATCAGATACATGGTATTTATTTCTTATAAATATATCTAATAACCATTGTGTTTCATATTGCAAATTATGTATATATAAATATTTGGTTATTCTATCATCTGATAAACGTGTTAAAACCTCGTCAAATTCGTTCAAATCACGCCCATAATAATATTTATTATTTACGCCAATCATCCATAAATAACAGCAAGCCACTTTTTCATGTGTTTTGTAATATTCCGGCGGTTTTGAATAATCAAATGGTTTTAATTCACCATCAATTTCATATAGTGATATTGTTTCGATGTCGAATGTGTACACATTATCATCATATAATCCATCTTTTGATTTAAACACATGTGGTTTTGGCATTTTCAGACATTTTGAAATGTGTTTGAAATTTTTTAACTCATTTTCATACATCTATTTTTTTCTACTCTTTCTTTTGGTTCCCTTGGTTCCATTGCTGCGCTTTACTTTTTTATTTAATTTATTATATTCCGCGTTTAATTTTTTTACTGTTTCCTCATATCGTTTATCATGCGCGGTTTTGGTGTTCCTGATTTGCTGTTTCATTATTTTTTCAATTTTCGCGTCTGATAAACCTATACTATAACCATAATCGTATATTTGCGCCACTTCATCACTATCGTAATATTCTTTTATGCCATTATCCATATTATTAAAGCGGTCAATGTTTCTTACAAACGATGCAAAATCTGTTACATATTTATATTCATTCATCGTTGATTTCATTGCTTTTTCACTTATCTTTTTCATTGATTCGGTGTATGCAGATAAATCTTTTTTAGCTTTACGCGCCTTGTTTAAATACGTAGACACCTTGGAACCGCCGGCAATTTCGAAAGCATCTGCAATTGTCATCATTTCATCTATTTGTTCTTGTGTCATGTTCGCCGTCTTTTTCCGGAATTTGACATCCGTCATTTTAGATATATCAAAACCGTTTCTATCGTAAAATGATAATAACATATCTTGCGTTTGCTCAACTGCAAATGATTTCACGCCTTTTTTGTTCCATTCATCAATTCTTTTGTTCAATCTATCGACTTTCTTGTATTGTTCCTTGGTTAGCTGCATAGTTTGTCAAACCCCCTCAACGCCCTTTTAATATTATTATTTACTTGTCTTATATATTCTTTTTTCATGTCATTTATGATGTTATCTAGATATTTATATTTATCTGCAATATATTGTGATTCAAAATAATCATAAGTTAGATAATACGATAATACCATGTCATGATAATGATAATATATGATAGCCTTATTATTTACTAATGATACAAAACAATTATCCGTGTATCTTAAATCCTGTATAAATTCATTAAATTTATGTTGATATTTATTTTTATCCATTATTTCACCCTCCGAATGTTTCACGTGAAACATAAAACGGTGGTAAAAATTACCACCGCTGTATGTTCAATGATTTAGTTATTTCTTTTTATATGATTTCTTGGCGGTTGTCTTTTTGGGTTCCGGTTCCTGTTCTTCAGATTCATACACTGATAAAACAGCCTCTGTAATGTCCTCGCGTGCCTTTTGAGTAATAGGGAAACAATCGTCATAATAGTTTCCGTCACTTCCTTTTGATGCCGGCATAGCGATAAACAAACCGTTTGCCCCGTCTATAATTCTAATACCCTTGACAACAAATGCGCTATCAATTTCAATACTTGCAAATGCCTTTAATTTGCCTAGGTTAGCAGGATAAATTGTAACATTAGTAATAGTAAACATAATTTTTTATACTCCTTTATATTTATTCGTTTGGTGTTTCATTGGGTGTTTCTGTCGCCGGTGTTTCCGGTGGTGTTTCGGGTTCCGTTGGTGATTCCTTTAAGCGTTTTTCGATGCGCTCCATGATGCGGTTTTCTAGTGCGTCAATATCGACTGTGTCTGCATCCGGTGTTACATCATTTCCGAGTGTTTCGGTGTCCTGTTCTTTTGGTTTAAATGATTCAATGACCATATCAACCAATTTTTCACGATTTTTCATGCATCATTGTCCTTTCATTTTATTTAGATTTAGCAAACATCAAACCGGCTCCATCATTATTTTATCCGTGTATATTTGCATATCTATTTTGAAATGTTTCACGTGAAACATTACATGTGTTTGTCCATAATGTCGAGTGCCTGTTTACACCCATTGTCTATAATATCTAATATATCCTTAATACTTTTTGTACTATATTCGAACAGCTGCATTTCTAATAAGATATCACTTCTTTTATCAAAACATTTATCCGATAATTCAAACATAGTATTTGTTTTATCTAGATTTGGTAATAGTATGTTAACTAATGCTTCAGACCTTAATTCATACGCTAACGACATTGCGCGGCATTCAAATGATTTGTATAGCTGCACGCGTTCCCAATTTGACATTTTTTCTTTAATCATGTTTCACACCTCCAAATAATTTGTAAATAGATACGTTTAATTTTTCAGAAATCATCAAAGCCGTGTAAACATTTGGTGCTGATGTTTCATAAATCCATTTATACACCGCCATTGGCGTATAATTGATTGATTCAGCAAAGCCGGACACCGTGAAACCGGCGTCAATTATTGCTTGTTTAAGGACTGTGTTCATAATTCAATTGATTACCTCCATTCTTATTTAATATTGATTGTTAATTGTTATTTAGAATTTCATTATAACTTGTCAAGCCCCTTTTTGTGTGAATCTTTTGTGAAAGTTTTGTGAACAATTTTAATGTCAAGTAATTTTGCTTGACGTGTGCCCGATGTGGCTGTGTTCACGAAATTATAAAAATATAAATTTGATGAAAAGTACGGTATAATCTATATT